TCCGGCAAAATCCGTATACACGAGGCGCTCTCAGGCGCTCTCTGCGGCCCTTGATGGGTTCCAGCCCCTTCGGGCGACATGCTGGCGGTTGAGCGCGTTCCCAGCCGCCGTCGCTTCGGCCACGCCGAACCGCGGATCTCACCCCCGCGGCCGGCCCGGTCGGACCTCGCCACCTTCCGCCGCGAGGCGGCATCGCTGGGCATCGAACTCATGCCCTGGCAGGAGATCGCGGCCCGCTACCTGACCGCCCGCGGCCCCGACGGCCTGCTGTACCGCGAGGTCGCCATCGTGGTCTCCCGTCAGCAGGGCAAGACGACCCTGGCCAAGCCGCTCATCGTCGGCCGTCTCCGGGCCGGCAGGCGCATCCTCCACATCGCCCAGAACCGGAACCTGCCGCGGATCATGCTCGAGGCCATCGCCGATTCGCTCGGCAGCGAGCCGGAGCTCTTCCGCAAGCGGCGGGGCAAGATCATCTGGCCCCGTCTCGGCTCGGGCACCGAAGAGATCAGCCTCGCCAACGGCGGCACCTATCGGATCGCCGCGGCCACCCAGGGCAGCGCCCGCGGCTACCCGACCGACCTCGTCGTCATCGACGAGCTGCGCGAGATGGAATCGGCCGACGTCATCGCCGCTGCCGAGCCGACCCTGATGATGTCGGCGGACCCCCAGATCGTGTACCTGTCCAACGCCGGCACCAGCGCCAGCGTCGTCCTCAACGCCGTCCGCGACCGGGCCGTCGAGACGCCGACGCTGGCCTATCTCGAGTGGTCGGCGGCACCCGGCCGCGAGACCGACGACCGCGACGGCTGGTTCGAGGCCAACCCGGCCATCGGCCACTATCCACAGGTCCTCCGCAACCTCGAGGACACCTACCGCCGCCACAAGCTCGCCGGGACCCTGCCGACGTTCGAGACCGAGAACCTTTGCCGCTGGGTGACCTCGATCCAGCCGGCCCTCGTGGTCGACGCCGACTGGCTCCGCTGCCGGCGCGAGCCGGGACCCGTCCGGACGCCGACGATGGGCATCAGCGTCGACCCGTCCGGCCGCCGCGCCTCGGCCGTCATCGCCTGGCCGATCGACGACACCGACGTCGGCATCGAGGTCGTCGCCGACGAGACGGGCGAGCCGGTCGACGTCGAGACGTTCGGCCCGCGTCTCCGCGAGATGGCCGCCCGTCTCGGCGTCCGCTCGGTCTGGTTCGATCCGTGGACCGACGCCGACCTCGCCCGCTACCTCCGCAACGCCAAGCCGCTCCAGGGTCGCGACTACGGCCAGGCGTCGAACAAGTTCGCCCAGCTCGTCGAGGCCGGCCACCTGCGCTGGCAGCGGGCCGACGCGGTCGGCAGCGACCTGCCGTGGACCCGCCGCGACAAGTCTCACGACGGCGGCACCTGGCAGGCCGTCAAGGCCAGCGACGACCATCCCGCCACCGCCGCCCTGGCCGCCGTCCGGGCGGTCTGGCTGGCATCCGGTCCGCGCCCAGTCACGCCGAAGGTGATGTAATGCTCGACACGCTCAAGCGATTCCTGGCGATCGAGCCGCTCCACGAGCGGGCCGTCCTGGCGGCCAGCTTCTACGACCCCCTGCCGCCGCTGGCGACGCAGCTCGCCAATATCCGCGACTACGACCGCCACCGCCGGATCAGCGTCGGCGAAGCCCTGAGCGTGCCGGCCATCGAGGGCGCCGTGACCCTCATCAGCCACACCGTCGGCTCACTCTCGATGCAGGGCTGGTTCAACGGCGTCCCGATGGACGACACGCCGACGGTCCTGGGCCGGCCGGATCCGTACGAGACGCCGGTCGACTACTACTCGGCGGTCGCCTACGGCCTGGCCGCCTACGGCGAGGCGGTCGGCTGGATCGCCAAGCGCGACAGCCTCGGCTATCCCCTCGCCCTCGTCAACGTCCCGCCGGTCGAGCTGACCGTCGAGCAGAACCCCCGCAACCGCCTCCACCCGGTCTACACCTGGGGCCGCACGAAGGGCACCCGCTACAGCCTCGCCAGTCGTGACGGCGACTTCGTCCACGTCACCTATCACCGCGAGGCCAACGCCCTCCGTGGCGTGGGTCCGTTGCAGATGTGCGGCGCCGCGGTCTCGGTCGCGGTCGAGGCCCAGCTCTGGGCCAGCAACTTCTTCGCCGGTGGCGGGGTCCCGCCGCTGGTCATCAAGTCGGCGGTCGAGCTCGACGGGTCCACCGGTGACGACGGCCTGACCGAGGCCGGCAGGCTCAAGGCCGGCTGGCTGGCCGGCGACAACAACGTGCCCAAGGTCATCGACCCGGGCATCGACGAGATCCAGCAGCTCGACTACAACCCCCAGGGCGCCCAGATGCTCGACGCCCGCCAGGCCAACAACGGCGACGTGGCCCGGATGTTCCGCATCCCGGGCGCCCTCCTCGAGTTCAACAGCCCCGGCTCCAGCCTGACATACCAGAACGTCGCCGACGTCTGGGTCCAGTTCCTGCGCGGCTGTCTCCAGCCGTCGTACCTCGAGAAGATCGAGGCCCACATGAGCGACCTCCTGCCGCGATCCCAGGCCGCCCGGTTCAACACCAAGAACCTCTTGAGAGCCGACATCAAGACCCGCTTCGATTCGTACAACCTGGGCATCCCTCTCGGTGTCATGACCGTCGAGGAGGCCCGCGTCGAGGAGGGCTACGACCCCGGCGACATCGAGCGGATGCCGGTCGCCCCCAGCCCGCCGATCGCGGTCCCGGCCGACATCGCCAACAGCGACAGCCTGCAATCCCGATCGCAGTCCCTACGCTGCGACGGCCAGCGGGTGCTGCGCGGTGTACTCCGGCCGTGCAACGCCCTGCTGGCCGAGACCGGCGTCTTCACCGGCGTCTGCCGCCGCTGCGGCAAGGAGTACTCGGGGGCCTACGCCACGGCTGCCGTCGCCGAGCGATCGGCCCCGCCCGACATCGTCCTCACCGCCACCGTCGTCCCGCCGCCGCCACCCGATCCGCAGGCCGAGATGCTCCGCGCCCTCAGCGAGGCGGTGGCGACCCTCGCCGCCCGCCCCGAGCCGCAGCCGCCGGTCATCAACGTCGACGTCCAGCCTGCCCAGGTCCGCAACGAGTTCACCATGCCGGCGCCCGACCGGACACCGAGTGTCAAGCGCATCCGCCGCGATGAGCAGGGCCTCATCAGCATCATCGAGGAAGGGGTGGCCTGATGGCTGACACGACCCGGATCAGCAACGCCACCGCCTCGGCTGAGGCCGACGCTCTCGCCCGTCTCCTCGACAACGGCTGGCTCCGCATCTACGACTCGACCGGCGGCACCGGCCAGCCCGCCACCGTCGACACCGCCATCAGCTCGCAGGTCATCCTCGCCGAGCTGCGCTTCGCGGCGACGTCGGCACCGGCTGCCAGCAACGGCGTCATCACGTTCTCCGCGCTGACCGCCGACAGCTCGGCCAACGCGACCGGCACCGCGTCGTGGTTCCGGACGTTCAAGAGCGACGGCACGACCGCCGTCTGGGACGGCTCGGTGTCCACCGCCTCGGCCACGATCAACCTCAACACGACGAGCATCGTGTCGGGTGCCGCCGTGTCGGTGACTGCCCTGACCTTCACCGTGCAGAAGGGCTGACGTGGCCTTCGCATTAGTCGGGGTCGCGGGCGCACCCGTCCAGGGTGCGGTCAACACTGCCGTTACGCCCGCCTACGGCCAGACGCCGACGGCGGGCAACCGACTGATCCTGTTCGTCTCGATCACCGGCTCGGTCACGCAGGCCGGCGGCTTCGGGACCGGCTGGGTCACGTGGGCCACCTCCTCGGGCAATAGCACAAGCGTCAGCATCGCCACCAAGATCGCAGTCGGTGGCGATGCCGCGCCGACCGTCGCCGCCGACACGACGGGGGTGATCTCGGCCCACCTCGAAGAGTGGTCGGGCGGCGAGGCCACGAATACCCGGGACCAGAGCCACACGACCGCAAGCGGTACGACCAGCCCGATCACGGCCACCTTCAACGCCGCTGATGCTGCGGCGGGCGAGCTGGTCGCGATGGCCGCGGCCGATTTCCGCTCGGCCGCCCGGGCACCGAACGACACCTGGACGAGCAACCACGGCACGCCGACGCTGCAGGCCAGCAACAACGGCGTCAGCTCGACCAACCACTACAGCCACGCGACGTTGATCACCAATAGCAACAGCGGTGCCGACACGGCGGTCCTCACGGCTTCGGTCACGACGTCGATCACCGGGCTCTCGATCGCGGCGGCGTCGTTCAAGCTCGCGCCCCCGCCCCCGGCAAGCCAGCCCTACGTCCGGCCCTACCCCCCGCTCCTGGCCCAGTAAGGAGTCGCCGATGGCCTCGCTCTACAACGTCGTCATGGCGAACGCGACGGTCATCGCCTCGGGCGAACTCGTCACCGTCCGGGCGGCCACGGCGTTCTCGTCGCGGGCCTCGGTCCTGCGCATCTTCCGGATCGCCCTGTCCCAGTCGGGCACCGCCACTAGCCAGCAACTGGCCGTCCGCTGGGGTCTCAAGGCGTCGGCGTTCGGGACGTTCACAGCGGCGACACCGTCGCCGCTGGCCCTCGGCGTCGTCGCCTCGGCGCTCACCGGATCGACCAGCAACGCGGCGTCGTCGGCAGGCGTCAACGCCTCGGCCAACGGCGCGGGCACGCTGACCGTCCTCGACCAGCAGGGGTTCAACAACCTCAACGGGATGCTCTTCGTCCCGGTCCCCGAGGAGCGTTACATCGTCGGCCCCGACCTCACGTTCGTCGTCCAGCTCCAGGGCACGCCGACCACGCTGACCGGGTGGAACTGCACCGTCACACTGGAAGAGGTCACGTAAGTGGCTAGGGGGCTGTTCCGACATCCCCCGCAGCCCCAGCAGCGCCTCACCACCGCCCAGCCCCCGGCTGTCGCAGCCGGTGCGACCGGCACCGGCGACGGCGTCCAGGCGGTCCAGGTCGCCGCTGGGACCGCTGTCGAGACCCTCACCGGCATCGGCGCCGGCCTCCAAGCCGTCCAGACGTCGACGGGCGCGGGCGTCGAGGCGATCAGCGGCACCGGCACCGCGACCCAGGCCGTCCAGACCGCCAGCGGGTCGGCGATCGAGCGGTACACCGGCACCGGCGCCGGATCGCAGACGACGCAGACGACGCTCGGGTCCGCCTTCGAGACGATCAGCGGGACAGGCGCAGCCTTGCAGGCCACCGCCACCGCCACCGGCAGCGGCCTTCTCGCCATCAGCGGCAGCGGGTCCGCGACCCAGCCGCGCCAGACCGCCAGCGGCGCAGGGTCCGAGACGATCACGGCCAGCGGCGCCGGCCACCAGGCAACGCAGACATCGACCGGCACGGGCTCGGCCCTCCTTGCCGTGGCCGGATCCGGTTCGGCGATACAGGCCCGTCAGACGGCGAGTGGCACCGGCAGCCATGTCGCCCCGATGGCGGGCTCTGGGGCCGGTCTACAGGCCCGTCAGACGGCCACCGGCGCGGGCCTCGTCCTCGTCGCCGGCGGTGGTGGCGACCAGCCACGTCAGACGGCCAGCGGGACCGGCCGCGTCGACGAC